CGGCGGCACGCTCGTGGGCTTCATCGGCTTCACGGTTCTCGACCCGACCAACATCAGCCCCATCGGCTCTGCGGTGCCGGTGGATCATACGCCGCAGTACATGAACGTCGGCATCCTCACCAAGGGCGAGATGTTCATCACTGCGACCGTCGCCACGCTTGCTGGTGATCCGGTGCACTTCGGTACGACCGATGGTGTGCTCACCAACACCGGCGGCATCGGACCCATCGTCGGCGCACGCTGGAAATACTCTCGCCCCGCGAACGAACTCAACGTCGTTCAACTCGGCATCCAGCGCTAACCCCGTCACACCGACGTTTCATCCCTCATCGAAAGAACCCGTCAGGAGGCGGACATGCGAGACATGTATTCACGCGACGCACAGCAAAGTGCTTACAACTTTGTTGTGTCACAAAACACGGCCATCGAAGCGCAGGTGGTCAAGATGCAGTATCCCGAAGTGCAGTATCCGGACCTCGTTCCGGTTGACACTGCAACGGGCAACGAGTGGGTGAAATCGATCACGTACTACTCAGCCGATATGGTGGGCCGTGCCGATTGGTTTCATCACACTGCGATGGACGTGCCGCTGGCAGAACTGACCCGCGATAAATTTGAGCGCGGGATGGAGATGGCAGCCATCGGCTATCGCTACACCCTTGAGGAGGTGGCGCAGGCGATGAACACGCCCGGCCTCAACCTCACCGCAGACAAGGCGGTCGCTTGCCGCCGTGCCTACGAGGAGTTCGTTGACGGCGTTGCGCTTCGCGGTTCTGCCGCGAAGAACATGCAGGGGCTGATCAACTCGTCGCTCGTCGCTGCAACAACGGCACCGGCGGACGGCACCGCAGGTGGCACCTCGTTCGCCAGCAAGACCAACGATCAGGTCATCCGCGACATCAACAGCGCGCTGACCGGCATCGCCACCGGTACGAACTGGCTCTACTACGCCGACACTGTCTTGCTTCCGCCAGCGGTGCTGGTCGGCATGGCAGGACGCATCATCCAGTACACGCAGATCACGTTGCTGGAATGGATCAAGACCTACAACGTGCTGACGGTGCAGACGGGGCGACCCATCACCATCGCTGGCGTGCGCGGTCTTGAGACAGCGGGTGCCGGTGGCATCTCGCGCATGGTCGCCTATCGTCGTGATCCGCAGGTTCTCAAGATGTGGATTCCGATGCGCCACAAGTTCTTGCCGGTGTGGCAGCGCGGCCCGCTGGTGTTCGATGTGCCGGGCATCTTCCGGATCGGCGGCATCGAAATCAGGATGCCCGCAGCGATGCGCTACCTCGACGGCGTCTGATCCGTCGAGGCTCGTTCGTCACATCATCATCAACAGGAGATCAAGATGGCGAAGATTAAGAACACCGGCAGGCAGCCTCGCGGCTTCTTCACTGACGAGGGCACCCACGTCGTGGTGCCGCCCGGAGGTGAAGCCGAGTTCAACATGAGCGAGGCGGATTACAAGCACCTCGAAGAACTCGTGAAGATGGAAGACCCGCCGCTGTACGAGATCAGCGGCGGTCATGGCGGCGTCAAGAAGCTCAACGCGAAGGAGCAACGCGAAGCCGACATCAAGAAGGCGGAGGAGGATGCGAAGAAGGCATCCGACGCCGCTGCCGCTCACGAGAAGGAAGTGGCGAAGGACGCCAAGGACGCTGAGAAAAAGAAGGCTTGATCGATGCCGGTCAACCCGACGCTGCCACCTACTATCGCGGAATTTCGGGTGATGTTTCCGGAGTTCTCCGAAGTATCAGACGAGATGGTTCAGTTGCGGCTCGACGAGGGCATGCTCTGGGTCGATGCGTTCTGGTATCCGGTCGATGCAAAGTTCGCCGTGTTGTACGCCGCTGCGCACTACCTCTCGCTCCACGACAAGGCGAGCGGTGGTGAGATCAGTAGCGGCGAAGAAGGCGGCGGTGGTGGCAGCGTCGTTGATCCGGAGATCGGGAAGGTGTGGATCAAATCGGTTCGCTTCCGCGACCGCTCGATATCCTACGAACGTGTCGGCGCGTCTGACGAACAGCAAAGCGGCAGCGGCAGTGAAGCCGCCGCGTCCGCTGAGTTCTGGGAATCGACACCGTACGGTCAGATGTACTTGTCGTATCGGCGGCGCAACGTGCCTCATGTAGCGGTGATCTGAGATGGATTATTCACTGAACGTAAAACGTCAGCGCATGCAGGCTGTGCTCAACGCCATCGATGGCGGCAACGGTCCCGGCATCATCGAGCTTCGTGACAGCGAGCGCGTGATCCTCTGCACGCTGTTGCTGCAGCGACCCTCGTTCTATCTGGTCGGCGAGAACCTGCAGCTATGCGCGCCGACGACAGGCTTCGTTTCCATCGCGGGCGTCGCCAGCATCGGCACCATCAGCGATGGCTCCGGCATCATTGTCGTGGACGAGATGACGGTCGGCATCGATACGACGCCGGACCAGATTCACGATTATGAAATCGTGCTCGACGACAACGTGCTCGATGTCGGCAAGCAAGTGACGATCACGAACGCAACGCTCGAACATGGGTAAGTGGACCCGTGATCGCTTCCTCGTCCTGATGGCGATAGCCCTTGCATTCGCAATGGTGATTCTCGTGGTGATCTTCAATGGCCCGTCGCACTAGCCGCAAGATACTCGCCGACGACATGATCCCGGTGGATGACGCCGTCGATGATGCGTTCGCCGAACAGGTCGTGCTGCAGCCGATGCTGACGCAGAAGACCGGCTATCGCGAAGCTGTGCCCGATCCCAATCGCCAGACCGTCATCACGCGCGGCATCTACGATCAATCGCGCGGTGCCACCGAAGGGACCGGCGGCGGCTTGATGCACAAGCAAGCCATCGTGGACACCTCGCTGTCGATCAGGTGGGAGCCGGTCAGGCAATGCGGGTTGAGGAAAGGAGATCGCGTTTTCTTTCCTGAGCGCGACGAGCACTACGAGGTGACGTTCATCTACGAGGAGCCCGGCGGTCGTCCCGACGTTCATCTAGTGCGCGTACTGGACGAGGTGCCATGAGCATCATCCGCATGCTGACACGGCTCACCGCAGTGGCGGCGTTGCGTGGCACGACGTGGGCAGATGATCGCGTGTTCGACAGCGACAACACGCCGCTCGGTCAGGCGCTGGTGCTGAACGAAGCGGCGAAGCCTTACATCGTCGTCTACACCGACAGCGATAGCCGTGGCGGCGTTGACGGCACGAACCTCTATCTCGTGGATCGCGAACTGAACCTCGTCATCGAGATCGGCGTCGCGTCGAAGATCGAGGGCGAGACCGGAGGAGAGACACTGAAGATTCCGCAGACCGACGAGGGCATGGAGATCGCGCTCGACATGGTCGAGGACCAAGCGCTGGGCTCGTTGTTCGGCAATCCGCAGAACGAGTGGGCCGAGTTGCTGAAGCACTTCGTCATCAAGGTGGTGCGCGTCAGCGGGCAGCGGGGCGCTGCGGCAGAGCGAGACCGTCGCTGGGCCGCGCGGCAACTGAGCATCATCTGCGACGTGCAAGCCGACCTGCCGCCGGGCGTCGAGATACCGGCGAACCATCCGATCAGGAAGTTCATCACGGTCGCGAAAGAGAATCCGGAAGCGCACATGGAGCACGCTGCAGAGATATGCGAGGCGCTCGTGAGCCGCACGCCAGCGCCGGGCTGGGAGCAATTGCAGGCGTGGCTCGGTCTGCGCCGCGAAGGGCTGCGCGCCATCGGCAAGGCACCGCTGTCGTCCGACCTGCCAGCGATGGCGACCGGCTACGGCGACGACCTGACCGACACGAAGGGCGAAGCGCCGATCCTGCGCAAGCTCGGCTACGACGACATCGAAATGCCGGAGGGCATGGAAGAGGTCGGCCTGATCGATGTCGGCGTGATCAGCACCAACGTCGTGGTGATCAAGCCGGACGAGAAGAAAGACAAGGTCGTGATCGATGGCAGCGGGGATTAAACTCAACATCGACACGTCGGAGCTACTCGATTTCGTCAAGCATCTGCAGAAGGCAGCGAAGGTCACCAAGCCGATCCTCGCTGTCGGGCTCAACGATGTCGGCGATTCTCTGGTGTCGTTGCTGGCGGTCAACCTGACGAAACAGACCGGGCTGTCGCTGGAGGAAGTGCGCGGGCTGTTCAAGGTCAAGCGCGCCAAGGTGGCCGACCTCACCTACGACGTGAGTATCGATCCGGCGCTTCTCGAAGACACGGCGCGCAACCTCGAAGGCGGACGCGAGAGCACCGATTTCGGAAAGATGGACCCGAACCGATTGGTGGTCTGGGTGTCGAAGAACGACGAGTTGGTCTGCATGGATTGTGAAGAGATGCAGGCGGCTGGTCCGATGCCTGCGTCGGTCGCCGCGAGTAGGCACCCGAGACACCCGAACTGCCGGTGCATCCTCCTGCCCTATGTGCAGAAGGGCAAACGTCTGCCGGTGACGATGACGACAGTGACCGGCACCAGCGCGACGAAACGTGGAGGAAGGAAGACCATCGTCGATCAGGATCGAACGCTGCGCCAACTCGCGCAGGACATCCTCGACAAGACATCGAAGGCGATAAGGATCGAACTGTCATGAGCGAAGATTACAACAGGCTCCTGCAGGAATTGTCCGACATGAAACGCCGGATGGCGGACATGCATCAGAACGGCACCGTGCACGAGGTGAAGGGCACGAAGCTGCGGATGTCACTCGGCAAGGACAAGGACGGCAAGGACATCCTGACGCCGTGGCTCAACACCGCGAACCATCGCGGCGGCGCGACCGAACAGCGCTTCTACAAGAAGGGACAGAACCTTTCCATCGTCTGTCCCGGCGGCGACATCACGCAGGGGATGATCACGCCGTACGCGCCGAACAAAGAGTTCAAGACGCCGGAGCACGCCGACGGCTCAGGGCAGGACGAGGAGAGCTATCAGCAAGGTGATTATCGCGGCAAGCAAACCAAAGAAGGTCACGATCACTGGCTGCAGGATGAAGAGAAAGAACAGAGCGGCGGCGGTGGTCAGCAAGGCGGCGGTGGTGGCGGCAAGCAACAGAAGAAGGGCCACACCGGCGGCGAGAAGGCGAAGGTCAAGAGCCGCATGAACAAGGACGGCGGGCACACGCTGCGCGTCGGCAAGGATGCTCGCGTCGCCTCACACAAGGAGGGCGCGAAGCTGCGGATGGCGAGCGATTGGGTGGTCGTGAAGAAAGGCCAGATCATTTTCTCGAAGCCGCCGATTCTGGGG